GCCGTAGGGGGCTTCCCTCGTTGGATATACGCAGACGCGCTGTCTGATTTTATCCTACCGAAAAGGAGCGACCTATGGCGAACACTTCTGCGCCCAATGGTTTCGTACTTGCAGGATTTTTGGACGGACGTACTGGTTCCCTTGGACAGTCGGCGTACCAAATCCAATCCGCTTATTCTTCCAACATTTTCTCAGGCGATCCCGTCCAACTTTCTGGCGGTTATGTAATTGCGGGTGCCGCTGGCACAAACGCTGTTCTTGGCATTTTCATCGGCTGCGAATATTACAATTCTTCAGTTAACAGAGTTGTTTGGTCGCCTTACTGGCCCGCCAGCACGACCGTCCCAACGGGCACAACGATTACGGCTTACGTAATCATTGACCCGCAGGCAACGTTTAACGTTCAGTCGTCGGGTTCGGCAGCCGTTACTCAGGCTCAGGTCAATTCTAACATTGACTACGCTGGTAACTCACCTGCATCGCCAGCCGCTTACCAGCTCTTGACTGGTCAGTCCACGGCTTATGCAAACCAAGCCAACATCAGCACTTCTACGACGTATGCTTTCCGCATCTTGTCGCTCGTCACTGCACCTCCGGGCGCAAACGGCACGGATACGACGACCGCATACAATCGTATTATTGTTGCCTTCAACAACCAGTCCTTCCGTCTGACGGCTGGGTCGTAATAGGAGTAAGTTCAAATGGCTATTAATCTCAGTCAGATTCGTGACCTTCTCCTCCCCGGCCTCCGTGGAGTTGAAGGCAAGTATTCGCAGATTCCATCCCAGTACGACAAGGTATTTGAAATCACCAAGTCAAACATGGCTTTGGAACGCACCGCTGAAATGCGTTACCTTGGTCTTGCTCAGTTAAAGCAAGAAGGTGGTAACACTCAGTTTGATAACGCCGCTGGTGAGCGTTATGTGTACAACCAAGAGCACAATGAAATTGCGCTTGGCTACGCTATCACCCGTAAGGCAATTGATGACAACCTTTACAAGGCACAGTTCAAGCCAACCAACCTTGGTTTGACTGAATCGTTCCATCAGACCAAAGAAATTTACGCGGCAAACGTGCTCAACACGGCAACCACGTACAATGCATCCATCGGCGCTGACGGTGTGGCACTTTGCTCCACGTCGCATCCTATTGATGGCGGTCTGACGATTGCTAACACCCCAACTGTACAGGTTGATCTGAACGAAGCTACCTTGCTCAACGCAATGGTTTCTATCCGCCAGAACTTCCGTGATATCGCTGGCATCAAGATCTTTGCCCGTGGTCGTAAGTTGATCGTTCCTCCTTCGCTTGAACCAGTTGCTATTCGTCTTACGAAGACGCAACTCCGTCCGGGCACGGCAGATAACGACACCAACGCGATCCTCTTTACGGGTGGCGGTCTGCCAGAAGGTTACATGGTCATGGACTTCTTGACCTCCAACTATGCATGGTTCTTGCTGACAAACATCAAGGGTCTGGTATATATGGAGCGTATTCCATTTGAAATGGATATGCAGGTGGATTTCACGACAGACAACCTTCTTGTTAAGGGCTATGAGCGTTATTCTCTTGGCTATTACAACTGGCGTTCTATTTACGGTTCGTTCCCAACTTCGTAAGTTAAGGAGAAGTCAACATGGCTATTACAGGCTACTCCGGACCGCTTATGGTTTTTGGGCAGAGTCCGTTTACTCCTAATGAGTACAACCCGGACATCGGTGGCTCATCAATGTTTTATGCTGGTGCGGGGATCATGGACCCCCGCACTCCATTCACCTATCTTCCGGGTGGAGCTCAATCGGCTGCTGATTTTGGCTGGTTGGGTTTTGACAACATCACGACGATTAATGCTGTTCCTTATACTAAGGCGGCTGGTGCAATCGTTACTTCCGCTAATGCTACCAGCGCCACTTTGACGCTGAATAGCAGCAACAGCGCTACGACGGGCGTCTACTATTCAACGAACTTTGTTCGTTCGGATACGGGCGCAACTGACACGGTTCTGGCTACGGATGCTTACACGTCGGTTACCGCATCGTTCTCAAACGGTGTTATGACCATCACCGCAAACTCAGCGATGCCAGTTTCGGCTGGTATGGTTGTTCTTGCAACGACGGGTACGGTATCTCAGGGCACTGCGGCTGGTACACAGATTGTATCTCAGTTGACTGGCGGTTCTGCTGGTCAAGGCGTTGCTGGTACATATCAAACAACGACCAACCTAACGGCTACTTCCGGA